CCATGAAGGGAGCGGTCACCGCGTCAACTATGACTACAGAAAACAAAACCATGGATAACGTGGTGACGAGCCAATGTGCCGTCTCACGCGAGGGATCATATGATCACACACTTGATGTGGGTGATTATATAGTCCACGGAAAGAGGTTTGACAACAGTCACACTTCTTACCCCTATTCATCCCAGTTCTGGGATGGAAAAGTGGGTGTCGAAGGTACCTTGGTAGGTACCACGGCTGGCCATGGTCAGTTTAACGATGTCGACCACACAAAAACTGTGTGGGAGAATCCTCTCAGGCCTATTTATCATAAGCATGAGGGGTTCTACAAGGGTTACCCTGTAGAGATCGTTACAACTGGTTTGTCTGCTGTAGAATCGTATAAACTGGAATGGGGCTTAACCGCGGGTAAGAATACCCTTGGTTCAGGCACCAATGATCGGGACATCGCTTTAGCGAAGCTCGAGATTGGATCCCAGGCCGCTGGTACTAATCTGCCTACCTTCCTTGGGGAGCTTCGCGATTTCCGCGATGTTGCCACAAGGGTAAGTAAGGCATTTAGGCCAGCACCCAACAAATTAGCTGATTTAAAGAAGGCCTTTCGGCGTTCGGCAAAGAAGCAATCTGCTGGGGAGTTTATACGTTCCATGATAAGTCTCGACTTGATGAATAAGTTCGCAGTGCAACCTCTATTGAGGGACATTGAGAATCTTAGACAATACGGTCGTCACATATCTAGTCAGGTTGATAGGCTCAGGTCTAGCGAACCTGTGGCTGTGCATTCTGCTCATACTACACGTAAGTCCCGAACTTATAATTATAATTCCGGGGCTAACTCATGGTACCATAAAGGTCACATGGTAGTTGATTCAGAGCGGTTAACCACCGTATCAGCTTATGTCGTATTCGACTATGCTGAAATCAAGAATAGCAACAAATTGTTGCATCTTGACGCCCTCGGATTTAATCGTCCATTGGAGACTGTCTGGGAACTAATTCCCTACAGCTTCGTAGTCGATTATTTCGTCGGTATCGGTGAGTTTCTATCGCAATTTAGGGGGCAGTTTCTTTCTGCTCCTTATGAAGTGATAGACGAAGGGTACTCCCAAAAGAGTACAATTCGTGCCGCACAAACCCGTGTCTTTGATACGGGTTGGTATACATCAAACTGGTGTAACACTGGCGGTAATTCGTCAGTGACTGGTATTGCTACCAGAACTACCTACACCAGGCGTGCTGGACTACCTATTTGGTCAGTCGCAGCACCACAATTCCGCTTACCAAGTGTTAACCAGCTTGGAACTATCGGTGAGTTGCTCTACTTGAGTAACTCGTAACATGCCAGGTTCATTCGAATCTGGAACTTCATGTTATTGATAGAACCCTAAGGGCTAAAGTTTATAGGCTTCCAAGAAGGACGCCGGCTTTAGATCCCTTATAAATTACTAGCTAACCATGTCATTACCATCCACCATTACACTCAACGTAGGTGATCCCGCAGCGGATCGAGTTTACACTCGTGAACCGTCTTCGGGAAACTTGGCGCGATATACTGCACCAAGTCCTAACAATGACCTTGCGGGACGGTCTATCCTCGATATCGAGCATAAGACTATCAGCAAGGACCTTGTTTCATCCAAGATCCAGTTTCGGCGTCCAATTCAGGACGCTAACACTGGCGAGTATGATACGTACCTTCAAGGTACAATCGTTCTCGTACGGCCTTCTCTGGCCGACTTGGATGACGTCGATGAAATCCTCGAGGAAATCGAGGAAATTCTGACCGACTCGACAATCCGTGAGGATGTCGGGAAGGCCAGTTACTGATATGATTGCCACTATTCTTGTGGCGGCAGTGATGAGCTTGTACCCCATTAATGGGGACACTTATCCACTGCCATCATATCAGCAGGATCCTCAGCTCTTCCCGGGTGGGAATCTGAGCCCTGCTATCGACGTCCAACACGTATCAAATCCAAGCACTCTAGTCGAGTTCGGTAGTTTACTACTGTCTTCGGGTCTAGAGGGCTCGCCCCTACTTATCGTAGGTGCGCTAATGTGGTTCTATACGCGTTGGGTACAAGGAAAACCACTCTTTAAGAGTGGCCCTTAGCACCTGCGTTTTGTGCGGTGTGTGGTTGGTTCAATGCCATGGCGTAGGAGACATATCCAATGAATGGAACATCTGAAACGCCTAGAATCACTAATGATTCTGCTGACAACACATACCAAACTCTCAAGATTCGTGACCGATGCGGACCGGAAGGTCCTGTGTCGGAGAATCAAGGGAGAAGGCACGACATTCTTGACGAATGTGCTTCCGAGACTCGACAAGTATCTGTTGAAGCGCTTGCGCTTCGACAGCTCGTCAGAGAGTTCCGGGACGGCCTCCATGGAGACAAGACAATTGACGAAGTCGTCAAGCGTCGAGCCGCTATGGAAGGATCCTGTAACTGCGAAGGGGTGTATACCTCTTTGCTCTCATTCTTCACCTGATAAGGTGGAGGGAAGTGCTGTTCTTGGCTTTAAAAACCAGAATGGCTGTGCTTATCCGCGTTTTCTACGGAAAGCATGGGAAGCCATCCTAGACATGGATGGTAGACCTTTGCCCACTGTTGACGCGGACGCGGTCGCTTGTATAAGACAGATGAGTAATCTGTTTTACAAGCTCGAGATGCCGTATACTGCTGCACAGGAAGAGGATGTCATATCGGCCTTTTTACAGGCTGAAGACGATCTCTCGATGCTAACGTTTACTGAGCCTACTGAGGCTCTGCTCAATCGAGCGAGTAAACTGGTCCGCCGACTACTTTGTCGTGCAGACCCGTTAGCGTTGAATCCAAAGCACGGTTCCGGTTCTTCCGCATGTGGTGTTATGCCACATATGCGGTACGATTCGTTTAGGTTTATCCCTCGGTTAAACGAGGTTTATCCCTACGATAAGTACTTCTTCTACAACTACAGTCACTTGAGCGATGAGCTCGAGAAGCTGCTAGAAGCAGAAGATGATGAACCGGCGGCAAAGGTAGTGTTCGTACCAAAGGACTCCCGAGGACCTCGCTTAATCAGCGAAGAGCCAAGAGAGTTCATGTTTCTCCAGCAGGGCCTCATGGCCAAGCTGTACGAAACGGTTGAACACATGCCTGCAATAGCGGGTCAGATCGGGTTTACCGACCAGACTCGAAATCAAGAACTAGCTCGCCAGTCATCAATAGACGGCTTGCATGCTACTCTTGACCTGAAGGAAGCATCAGACCGTGTTTCTGTGAAACTTGTCGAAAGACTGTTTCCAGAGAACTGGGTCAAATGCTTAAAGGCCACTAGGTCTTTAAGCACGGTACTTCCCAACGGTACCAAGGTACCGATGGACAAATTCGCTCCTATGGGATCAGCATGCTGTTTCCCTGTGGAAGCGATTTGTTTTTGGGCTATTGCGCTCGCCGCGATAGATCCTAGTCAAGCCTATATCAATAGGCTCTTCCGGGATCGTATCAAAGAAGACGACATGAAAGTGTCTGTCTTCGGCGACGATATTATTGTGCCTACTCCAGAAGTGGAGAAGGTTACCAGTGCGCTTGAAGCTGTTGGTCTAAAAGTCAACAGCGACAAGTCCTTTTGGACGGGATTCTTCCGAGAATCCTGTGGCGGCGATTACTATCAAGGTAATAACGTCACACCCATTAGGTGCAAAGCTATACCGGACAATAATCCACGGGCTCGACATCGTACTTCGGAATTGTTTAACAACTTAATCCGTCGATACGAGTACGAGCATGTTGGTTTGGCCTTACAACTCCTCTTTGAGGAGTGGTATGGACCTGTTCCTGTATCATCTCGATATGAGAACAGCCCAGACATGGCAAAGACCCAATCAGGTCTTTACTTGTTAGGGCCTTATACTGATGTGCCGACGGCGTACAAGAAGCGATACAACCGTACTGAAGACAAGAGCAAAAACTCTTATCATCGTACCGAGTATCGGATTCCTTGTATTGTCCCTAGGGATCTTAAGATCCCTAACGACCGCTGGAGCCACGTTTTGAGGAAGCATTGTAGTAAACTACATGAGACCTCCGTGACCCGTGTGGCGCTACCTAAGCGCTATCGAATCAAGTATAGGTG